TCATTTAACGTCCCTTATTATTTTAATTAATTTATAAATTTTCAAAATCTCATCTTCGTTATAGTTAACCGGGGGATATTTTGTGTTAATCGAATATAAAGTAACAATACCTTTATTAACGTCTCTTGTTATCAATTTAGCGTTAACTTCATTATTATCTATAGTCCCTTTAAAAATTGTAACGACTGCGCGACCGTCTTTTATTAATTCCGGATTGTCAACGCAAATAAGATAATCCCCAGGATTAATATACGGTATCATAGAATTTCCTTTAGCTATTAAACCGAAAGAATATTTGTACTTAATTAAATCAGGCAAATCAATGTATTCTTTTATTTCTTCCTTATCCCAGAGCGGCGCCGGTGATCCGCAAAGGACAGAACCAAAAACAGGTACTTTAAAAGTTCTTTCTGATTTTGTAATCGGTAATGGAATATTCATAGATCCTTCTCCGGTGAGAAGCCATTCAATATTTACTTTGTTAACGAGCTTTTCAAGCAGCTCTCCGCCGGGAATCCTGTCCCCACGAAAATAACCATATAAACCGGCTCCTGTTTTTGAGCCCCACATTTGCGCAAGCCCGTCAACTCCTCCCAAGAGTTCTTCGGCTGCTTTCCTTAATCTCTCCCCGAATTGTTGTCTCCAGGGTGTTTTTTCCATAGCATAAATAAATTAATAAAATTGTATTATTTCTCTTGACAAAATAATATGATTGTATTATATTTGTATAGTTTAGAAATACAATACTATACAATTGTATTACAATTAAAAACAAAAAGCAATGGAAAACTACAATGAAATTCAGGTAAAAGTAAAAAGAACTGAATACAGCAATAAAATCAACATTCAGATTGAATTATTAAAAGCAAATCTAAGAGAATATAATAAGCAAAATAAAAAAACGGACTGGGGTGTAGTCGGAAGCCTGGCTCATATTCACGAACAATTAAAAGAGTTAAATCAGTTTTTCGGAAAATAATAAACAAATTTTTCATTCAAATAATATTAATAAAATGGCAAACAAAAAACCTAAAAGAATTATTTTAACAGCAGAATTAAAGAAGGATGACATTGATAATCTGAAGACATGCAAGGATTATTACGGTCACGAAGAAAACTCCTCAATGACAAGATTCTTATTCAGGAAAGAGGCAGACAGAATCAAAGCCGAAAAAAATTCAAACAATCAAAATTAATAAAATGAAAACTTTTTACTACAGAGGTAGGAAAATAATCCGTTACAAAATAGGAAATCTATACTATTTAAAATTAGCAAAGGAGAAAAAATAAAATGGCAGGCAAACCCAAACCGCTTAATATTTTTGTAAACACAGATGACTTATACAAATTAGCCGAAGTCACAGATTGGAAAGCTCCATTCTTAAGAAAGAAATTCAAAGATTTACTCGATATCGAAAAGGATATTGTGATAACTGAATCCGAAGATTTACTCAGAGTAAAGCAGGCATTAATTGATATTAATGTAAATTTTGTCAATAGATAATATGAAAAATTTCAAAAGAATAACACCCAGAACGCGGCTCACTTCACCCAGACCGATAATTGTAGTCGCAGTCATAGCAATAATTTTAATAGCAATATTAATTTATAATTTATAATTAATTCCGCAAATGCGGAGAAAGGTAAATAATATGTCTGACGGAAAAAATCAATTGCCTGAAACCCAATCACAGGCAATGACTATCGGAGCGAAAGGTCAAAAAATGAAAGACCTTTTATACTCCTTAAAAGATGAATTTAAAAATGCACTTCCCCGGTTCATCCCGCCTGAAAAATTTATCAGGATAATTTTAACATCATTTAATCGCACACCGAAATTACTTGAATGCACACCGGTATCAGTCGTAGCCTGTTTATTCCAATCAGCACAGCTCGGGCTTATTCCTGATGGTGTTACAGGTGAAGCTTATCTTATTCCATTTGAGAATAAGAAAAAGCGTGTTATGGAATGCCAGTTCATAATCGGTTACAGGGGTATAGTATCACTGGCTATGCGCTCAGGTCAGGTCCGTAGATTCCAACCCCGGGTAGTACTCGATACTGATAATTTCGAATTCGAATACGGCTTGACTGAGAAGCTCATTCATAAACCAAGCGGTAAGGGAGGTACGCCTACACATTTTTATTGCGTCCTGGAGTTCCAGAACGGCGGTAAGATGTTTGACGTGATGACTGTCGACGAGGTCAATTTCGTAAGAGATACATCGCAAAATTATAAGGCATCTAAAATCTTCAAGTTTCCCAATCCCTGGGATACGCACTACGAAGCAATGGGAATGAAAACAGTTGTCAGGCGTCTTGGTAAGCTCGCACCGATATCTCCCGAGGTTCAGGCTGCCATAACACTTGACGAATATTCAGACCTGGGATATTCTCAAAAGCTCGATTTGAATCTGCTTGACAAAAATGTATCGAGCGAACTTAAAGAAGAAATTCTTTCCGGAATGAAATCAGAACAAGAATATGATGACCAGGAGAAAATCGACAAAAATATGGAAGTCAAAACGGATAAGGTGAATAATACCGAAGCCAGTATTTTCGATAAGTTAAACGGTGACAGGAAGGCAGGTAAGCAATAATGAATATATATGAAATCAAAACCGAGAACTTTAAAAAGCTGACTGCCGTCCAGCTGACACTGGACGGCAAAGGTGTAATTATCACCGGTAAGAACGGAGTCGGTAAATCCTCTTTAATCGATGCGCTATTTACAACGCTCACAGGCAAGGACCTGCCAACAGACCCGATTCAGAAAGGCAAAGATTCAGCCAGGAATATTGTTAAAATTAAAAAAGATGATGGAGCTATAATCACGGTCGAAAAGGTATTTAAAAAGAATACAACGACTTTAATTGTTAAAACCGAGTCCGGACAGAAATACCCATCTCCACAGAAATTCCTTAATGATACGATTGGTAATATTACTTTCGACCCGTTTGAGTTCATAGAGCTTGCTCCAATCGAACAGAAACGATTTCTTATGAAGCTACTGGGTTTGGATTTTACTGAAATCGATAACAGAAAAAGAAAATTGCTCGATGAGAAAGACGAGATTTTCAAGGATGAGATTCGCATTCAGAAATCCATCGATAAAATTCCGATTCATAATTTCGGCAGTACCGGAGCCGCAAAGAAAGACGCATCCGATATCTTAAAGCGTCAGAAGGAAATCAATGACATTCAGAATGGCAAGGATGCAATCAAATCAAAAGTCGAGCTCATTTACAAAGAGAACGAAAATCATTCAAAGGAAATAGATAAGCTGAAGACCGACCAGGGGAATAACAGGACGTCAATTCAAAACTCTTATGACGGGATTGCACAAACGGAGTCTGACTGCTCGAATTATTTACAGAATGTTGAAGAAAAAATTAAACAGTTAAAAAAGGAAGCCGAAGAATACAAAACAAAATCCGAGCAGAAAATAAAGGATATAAAATCTGACATTACTGTTTTTGAAAATAATATCAAACTCAAAGAGAATGAAATCTCGAATTTCGTAAATCTTCAGGAAGAGAATACGGCTAAAATTAATTCCTTGCTCGATGAGTTTAATAAAATCACAGTTCCGGAATTCAACGGTGATGCACTTCTTAAGGAAATCGAAGAGCATAATGCCCTGGTCGACACAGAGAATACCAGGCAGGGATTAATTTCAGAGCTGAAAGAAGTTGAATCGAATAAACGTGAGAAACTTGATGCAATAAATGATATCGAAAAGGAAAAGATTCAACTGATAAATTCCGTTAAAATGCCGGTTGACGGTCTTGCTTTCACTGATGAGGGACTGTCATATGAAGGTATGGAGTTGACTGAAGAGCAGATTTCAAAAGCAAAACTAATTGAAATCGGAGTTAAAATTCAAATGGCTTTAAATCCGACCTTGAGAATTATGAGAATCAAAGACGGAAGTTTGCTCGATTCTGAAATGCTCGATATCATAAGAAAAGCCTGCAAAGAAAACGATTACCAGTTGTTTATTGAAAAGGTTTCCGATGACAAAGAAATCGGATTCTTAATCGAAGAGGATACCGAATAATGGTCAGGCAGATTAAAGAAACCGAATCTTGTTTTACGTGCATTCATTTTGAGCTATGCTATTTAAGGGTTGGAATGAAAAAGCTAATCGCAAGTTCAAATAATATGCTTAATATCGATGGAGATGTCAGACCGCTACCATATACTTATATATACGTTTCCCTGGGTAATTGCTGTACTAAATTTCAAAATCAAAATCAAAAAACAAAATGAAAAAATTATCAGATAATAAAAAATTAGTTTTAATCGATACAAAGGATATGCCAAGGGAAGAATGGCTTAAACGTAGGCACTCAGGCATAGGAGGGTCCGAAGTCGGAGCCATCCTCGGATTAAATCCTTACAGTTCTGCAATCGAAGTATTCTATCAGAAAATCGAAAAGACTCCGGAGAATATTGAAAACGAACCAATGTTCTGGGGTAAAATGCTCGAGGATAAAGTTGCTACAGTTTGGCAGTACTACGAAAAGGATAAGCTTGATTTCCAATCCATGAGCGAAAACTTCAAAGCAGGCAGGATTAAAAGGGAATCAAGGGAAATCTATAGCATCATTAGAAACCCTGACTATCCTTATTTTTTCGCAAACATCGACCGTTTAATCGTAGATGAGAACGGTGATGAAGGAGTACTGGAAATTAAGACTGCAGGCAGTTTCGCTTTAAAGAAATGGGAAGCAGGCTTGCCGCCTTATTATCTGATTCAGCTTCAGACTTATATGCTTATTGCCGGGCTTGAATATGGAGAGATTGCAGTGTTGAAAGATGGACGCAACTTTGAAATATTCCCGGTTAAAAGAAACGATGAGATTATCGGGGGTATTATTGACAGGTGCAATGACTTCTACGCAAGGATTGAAGAGGCAAGAAAACTTGATGCTGCGGGAAAGCCGTTTGAACATCTCGAGCCGGAGCCGGACGATACAGAGGCATACGAAAAGTTTATGGAAAAAAGGTATGTTTCAAAACCAATCAAACTGGAAGGTACTCAGGATATACTTAATACTGCCAAGTCAATGGTAAGTCTCAATGATGATAAGAAGAAAATCGAAACTGAGTATCAGAAACACAAGAATAAAATCATTGCTTTTATGCGTGAAGCTGATACGGTTGATTTCGGGGCGTCCGGGACGATTACTTACAAAGCTAATTCCAAAGGTACTAAAGTATTTAATAATTACGTTAAAATTTTAGACTAATGAATAATATAATTTTCTTTAGCATAATTTTAGGGTTTTTCTTTTACTCTTTTATCGTAATCGGTTTATACGATTACTACGAGCGTAAAAGAAGCATCTCTGCATCTGCCGGCAGAGTCTCGATGCGTGGATTTACAGAATCCACTTGCTGTAATTCGAGATTAAAACAACTAAAAAATTATTTATATAAAGTTAGCACTCGCAATATTTTTTTAAAATTAAAATCTATTTTATCAAAAAATCATAGCGGTACTTAGTTGTACCGCTATATGAAAATAAATCATTATGGAAAATATAAACTCTTTATAGAAAATCATTAACGAAAAAGCTACTAAAAGAGCAGAAGAAAGAGTTCAAAAAATAATCGATGTCCTTAACGAGGATATACAAATAAGTAATTATTTAGTCAATATCTCAGTAAAAAGCAAAACAACCGACAAGGGTGATAGCATGCGTTCGGCTTTTTGGTCTATTGAGTCCGATATTCCAAAGGAAATTATACAAGCAATTTTACCCGAAGAAATTGAAATTGTATCGAAAGAATTTTTTGCAAAGCTGGACAGCTTAAAAACCGATGTTGACAAATTATTTTTAAGAAACAATAACTAATTAATTATGTCTTTCAACTTCTCAAATAAATATTTAAGGAAAAAGCAATCGAAGTACCGGAATAAAAAAATTACAGATTCAGAAGGTAATAAATTCGATTCCAAAAAAGAATACGAACGCTGGCAAACGTTACAGATATTGCAGTCTAAAGGATTTATAAGTTTTTTAAAAAGGCAATGCCCTTATGATTTAATTCCTTCATATAAAGGAGTACAAAGAGGTATTTCTTATATAGCAGACTTTGTATATCTGGACGTAAATTCGGGTAAGCTGATAGTCGAAGACTGCAAAGGCTTTCGGACGGAAGTATATAAACTCAAGAAAAAATTAATGTATCACACTTTCAAAATTCAAATTAAAGAAGTATGAAAGAATCACAATGCAAAGCAGGAATTATTCCAAATGCAAAAGCATGTGTAAGTTGTATCCTTTGGGATAATTGCGACAGGGTAATTAAAAACCCATTGCCGATACTTCCTTTATTAATAATTCTTGCCCTATTTTTCGCAGGAATGATTTTATTTATAATTTTTAATTAAAACAAATGACAAACTCAATTTTTCTTTTACGTTTCGGAATAAAAGATTTTGAACTAACAAAAAATGATACCTCTGTATGCCTTTGTACGCAAAGTTCGGGCATATTGAGGTTTACGCTTTTGAACATTTCTTTTTAAAAATTCATCTTAATTGATTATGGCAAAAGAAAAAAAGTTTTATTACGAAGTTTCACGGACTTGCTACAGATGCGAGAACTTCCCAATCTGTCATTTAAAAGAGACCTTGCTGAGCTTAGGCTGGTCATTTAATCTCAAAGAAGATGCACCGGGTAATCTTGCAGGGGTGTTCATAGCAATTGGTAATGCCTGTCTTGAATATAAGGAGGATCCCAATGCGAGGTAAAAATCCATTATACAAAGGGTTCAAATGGTATGGTCAGTTTAACTCATCTGACAATTCGTTACAATCAAAAAGTTTCAACAGTGCCGAAAATGACCGCAAGTCAAAAAAGAACTATGAATCTTTTCTAAATGATTTAAGAAAAAAACGAGGAGAAAAGAAAAATGCTGAATAATTTTCTTCCACCTTACAGGGAAATACCCTCATTTGATTTAAAGACGCTTGCAGTAAGTTTTGCTGTCGTTGCAGTAATCTTTTTGTTAATCATAATTTTTATACCGTAATGAAAAAAAGCATTTTAAAAAGATTGAATAAAAATAAATCAATCGGAATCGAAGTTTTGATTCAGGATTTATTCCATTCTATCCGACAGCTCGAGAAATCGGGGTTCATAGAAACAAAGCGAAGTTTTTCCGGCAATAAAGTTGATTCGCTCGAAATTACCAACCTCGGAAGAGAATTTTACAAAGAAAAAATATTAAAGAAATAATAAAATCCGAAATGAAATATGCTATTGAAATATTAGAATGGAATATTGCAAGACTTGAGGCGGATAAAGTTCACGTGAAATACCATACACCGTTTACAAACTACGGAAAAACGAAAAAGGAAAAAACTCAAAGTTTAAATCGAAAAATAGAAGAATTAGAAAAAGCAGTAAAAATCTTAAAAGCAATTAAATAAAACCGAAAGGAGAAAGAAATGGCAAAACCCGTATTTGTCTCTTTGATTGAAGGTGAAAGTCCTCACAAACTTAAAGAGACTAAAGAAATAAATAAGCACGAAACCCTCTACACGTGTGAAGTTTGCGGCATAGAGGGGTCAAGGTTCAATAAGCAAAATTTTATTGAGGTTATTCCAACCAAAAAGACAAAAGAGCTTATTGAAAAATGTAAGGTTGCACAGCCGAAAGCACCCGTCACCGGCAGTGAAGAAATGCCGATTCAGGAAAACCATACGGTAGTATTAATCAATACGGAATTCCTTGAAGAATCTTCTACCAATCCCCGTACTCACTGGGATAAAAAGAAGCTTCAGGAGCTTGCAGATTCGATTAAGCAATACGGAGTACTCCAGCCTATCATAGTACGTAAGCAGGCATCTTCATTTGTCTCTTTTTTGAACGTTTACGAAATTGTTGCAGGTACACGCAGGTACCGGGCATCCATACTTGCCGGTAAAACGGAAATCCCCTGCAGTGTTAGAGTTCTAACGGATGCCCAGGTTGCAGAAATTCAAATGATAGAAAACCTGCAAAGGGATGACATCCGTCCGATGGAAGAGGCTATAGGATATCAGAACTTGCTTAACTCAGGTAAATATACCGTAGAGGCACTGGCTGAGAAGCTGGGTAAATCTACAACGTATATTTATTCACGCCTCAGACTGAATCACCTCATTGACAAATTTCAGAAACTCTTTGAAAAGGAATGGATTTCCTATGCAGTGGTTAGAGTCATCTGCAGGCACACGAAAGAATTTCAGGAAAAGATTTATGAGGAATTTGAAAACGATAATATTTACGGCGGCATTAAGGATGCGAGCGAAGAGGAAATTAAATCTATCCTTCCATCCCAGGTTGAGGAATTTGTAAAAGATAATCTTTACAAAAATCTCAAGTATGCTCCGTTTGATTTATCGGATAAAATCCTTATCAAAGACAAGCCCTGTAACACTTGCAAAAGCAATACAGCGTGCGTAGGACAGCTTTTTCCTGAATACACAAAGGATAAGTTCTGCACGGACCCGAAATGCTACAACGAAAAGGTTAGTACTTTCGTTTCGCAATCTGAAAAGAAACTGCAGGACGGTAAGGAAGAGTATATTAAGGTTTCGACTCAGCATAGCGTGAATGATAAAAACATAATCGGAACCGGTCAATATAATATCTGTAAGAAGACTGACAAGGGAGCGACCAAGGCTATTGTTGTTGATGTGAATAATTACACCGAATCAGACCAGAAAGAACTCGGTAAGGTTGTTTACATCACAAAGGAAAAGCCAAAAAGCTCCTCAGGTTCTTCAAGTTCGAGCCCGGGTAAAAGTATTCAGGATAAGATAAACGACGCCCGCATTAAAAATAACACACAGGCACGCTTTGAAATGCTCGATAGTATCAGATTGAATATTGATTCATTGTTAAAAGATAAAAAAGGAATTCCTGTCAAACTTAAAAAATTATTACTGCAGGTTATCTTTTATAAATTCGACCACGATGCAAAAATCAAATTCAGGAATCATTTCAAATGGGACTTACAAAAGAAAAAAAACAGCTGGGGTGGTACTGAAGATGACTATGGTAAATTTTTCCTCGACAGGATACAACTCATAAGCGAGAAATCCGATGACACGAAGTTTTTCACCGAACTCATTCACGGGCTTTTATCATTACAACTACTTGGACCGGATAACTATAATCACTGGGACAACAAGTTTAAAAAGGAAAACGATGGTATCAGGATTGATTTCATAGCTACCGCTGCGGAATTATTCAATCTCGATTTACAAGCCCGGGTAAATGAATTGAACAAAGAATCCGAAAAAAAGCTAAAGGCAAAGAAACCCGCGGCAAAGAAAAAGGATTCCAAAACTAAAAGTTCCGCTAAGAAGGGAACTAAAAAATAATGGACGTAAAAATTTTATTCTTTGACGGTGAAACTACCGGACTGGATTCAAAGCAACACTGCCTGCATCAGCTGGGTTGTATTATCGATATCAACGGTGAGATAAAGGAGCGGTTCTCTCTTAATATCCGTCCGCCTGCCGATGCAATTATCACTCCTGAGGCTTTAAAGGTCTCAGGAGTCACCCAGGAGCAAATAATGGCTTATGATTCTGTTTCGGCAAACCATAGCACATTAACTTCAAAGCTCAGCCGGTATGTTTCGAAATTCGATAAGACTGACAAGTTCTATTTGTGCGGATTCAATAACAGGTCTTTCGATGATGGGTTCTTAAGGCGGTTTTTCAATGATGCAGGTGATAATTATTTTGGTTCCTGGTTCTGGCCAAACTCTCTCGATGCCCTGGTACTGGCAACCGAAAAGATGATTGAGAAAAGACCGTATATGAAAAACTTTCAGCAGGGTACGGTTGCTGAGCATCTCGGTATTGTAATCGACCAGTCTAAACTCCACGATGCAATTTATGATGTCGAGGTCTGCAGGCAGATTTATTACAAGCTAAAGGGTGTCGATACGGATATCAGTAAGCCTTTAAATATAAATTTAGCTAAGGATGATAATTCATAAAATAGAGCCGGATGGTAAAACGCTTTATTTACAATTTCAATACCATAAGCCTTCAGTTCAGAAGCTTCAGGATTTAAGAACACGGTTTGGCAAAAAGAAAATAAACTGGAGTCCTGAACTTGAAGGCTGGGTATTTGATAAGGAACTTCTTTATGAAGTTAAGGAGCTATTTTCATACGCTTATATTTATGATGATGATTTGAGAGAGGAATACGAAAGGGTCTACAAAATAGAACAGCCGAAAAAAGTAAGACGGCAAATTATAGAAAGAAGAAAATCGGATATTTTAAAATTATTTTAACTGTCGAAAAATGTCAGATAAGAAGAAAGATTTACCAGCAATGCCATTTTATATTGGAGACTGGAAAAAGGATCCTGCGGTTCAATCGCTTAGCAGGGAAGAAAAAATGATATGGCTTGATATGATATTCCTGATGTGGGAATCAAAGGAGAGAGGATTTTTAACTGTTAACGGTATCCCGATGACAGATAAAATGCTCGGAATTGCTTTAGCTTTGGATAACCAAAACTTAAGCAAATGCTTAACCTACTTTGAACAACTTGGTTTGTTTAGCAGGCGTGAAAGTGACGGTGCAATCTACAGCAGGAAGATAGTGAAAATTGTAGAGCTTTCAGAAAAGCGTAAAACTGCAGGAAAACAAGGGGGTAATCCTCATTTGCTTAACCAAAAACCAAGCAAAAGTAAAGCAAATGGTAAAGCAAACACTGAAAATGAAATTGAAAATGAAATTGAAAATGAAAGTAAAGAAAAGAGCGGCGAAAAAATTTCGAAAAAAATCCCTCCGAATCTTGAAGACGTGAAAATCTATTTTTCTGAAAAGGATGTAAATTCAAACGAGTACGAAAGATTTTTTGATTATTACCAGTCCAAGAATTGGTTTGTAGGTAAATCAAAAATGAAAGACTGGAAGGCTGCCATTCGGAACTGGATTCGTAATATGCAAGAATATTCGAATAAACCGGTTAAACCGGAAATACAAAAACCAGAGACAGACTTTTATTTTAATTACACTTACGGAAACCCCGGATTCGAGAAAACGAAAAAACTTGATTTGCGACAGCTGATAAAAATAAAATATCAGGATGGCATAATGAAGGCAGTCGCTTTCTGTAGGACAAAGGAGGTTCAGGAATTCGACTGTAAAAACGATAACAGCATTATTGATTTTATGGCAGAAAAAATAATTGAAAGAAATAATCTGAATTACGACGGCTTAAATTCAGAACTCAAAGAAAAACTTGTAAAATTAATTACAAACGAAAATTTAAAAACAAATTTATGAATTTATTAATTCTTTGTATACGATTTTTATTAATTCTTTTTTCTTCTCTGAATCAAGAGTATTATATGCATTGCAGGATATTTGCGCTATCACTGTTCGGTAAGGACCGTTTAAATTCAACGGAAAAGATTCCATCATACTCCGAGCGCATTTTAAATATAAGAGCGAGTAAAATATCATTGATAGCTTTTTTTCAAATGATGAGTACCAGGATTTCTTTTTTAATCTTGCATCAGGTGTTGATTTTAAAAAGCTGTATAGCTCTTTTTTATCAGGCTTGTTATTATTTACTATTTCCACAAAATCAGTTACAGACATTTCTTCCTGGAACTTGTTTTTTTCTGATGGGGAGAAGGAATATAACAGCTCGCTTATCATTAAAGTTGACCAGTCGTAGTATTTATAGCTCATATTTTATAATAATTTAACTAATATATTTTAAATCAAACCCAAATAAAATGAATTTAAAAAATTACAGCTCGACAATTCCTGCATCCAGGAGCGTAGAAAAAATAGAACTGCTTTTAGTATCTGCAGGTGCAACACACATTTCTAAAAGCTACAAAGATAAATCCGTTGATGGGTTTGTCTTCCAGCTCCCGGTTAACGATAAACCGCTTTCTTTTAAACTTCCGGCAAAGGTAGACGCTGTTTACAACAGGATGCTTAAAGGAGTTTCGTTTCACCGGGTTCGTGATATCGACGCACGTAAGAGAACCATCCGTGAGCAGGCTGAAAGAACCGCATGGAAGATATTGCTTGACTGGGTTCATATTAACGTCAGCCTGATTGAAATTGACCAGGCAAAGCCGCAGGAAATATTTCTGCCGTATCTATACAATTTTAAAGAGGATAAAACTTTCTTTGAACTGGTAGAAGATAATAAAATCAATATGCCTTTATTGCTGGGAGAGGGTGATGGGAAATAATAAGCGTGAAACCTTTCCGGAGTGGTGTGAGCGAATAAGAGAGGAAACGATTAAAAATTTAGCAATGAACCCGGTCAATACTCATATGCCAATTCCAAAAGAGTTTAATCCGGAGAGAAAAGAAAATTTTAAAAAATGGTTAGAAAAATGTTATTCTCAAATTCAAATTAAATAAAAACGGAAGGAAAAAAATGGAAGATAAAGACAAAATCAAAGGCTTAGAAGAACTATTCGCAAGTCGCAATCTGAATTCAGTTATGCTAAAAGGTAAAGAAGATAAGCTAAGTATCGATGAGCTGGCTGAGGCTCTTTACGAAGGTACTTTCCATTTACAAAATCTTGCTGAAAAATTAGCACGCCAACACGGTAAAGCCGGGGCATTAACATTCTATCGTATGATGGGACCCGATGTTCGGAATTTTTATAAAGGTATTGCAAAACAGTTAATCGACCACGCTAAAGAATGGGAAGAAAATAACGGATGCGCTTGTGTTCTTTCAAAAAAAGAGCGTGAACGTTTAAAAAATTTACCAAGAGTTGAGGAGGGATCGGAGTAATGGGAAACCCAACGGATATGAAAAACCGTAACACCGATAAAAATAAAATCAGGGAATTGATTGCAACTACTATTGCAAACGCAAGGGGATGGCGAAACGGAGTCCCGACTATTAAAAATGTTATGGACTTACTTCCTGATGAATTTAAAAAGGAAGTTTATGAGGATGCAGATAATATCATAAACGAATTGAATAAATCTGGCTTTGATATTTTAAACGTAAAAATTAAACCGCTTACGGATTCGGATAAAAAATTAAACTTACTTCTTTCGCTTGCAAAGGATTTACGAACGGCACAAAAAGAATTCTTTAAAAATCACTCCGTTAATATGCTGAAACATTGTAGGAAATTAGAGGTTCAACTCGATGCAACAATAACTATGATAGAAACGGAGGTAATTTAAACTTTGAGAACGAAATATCTATATAATAAATTTCCGAAGATTCCACGCAAAAAATTAATTAAAATGGTTAGTCTATCGAGGGAATTTCGATTGAATAATATTGAGATTGCGGCTTTATTTTCTTTTTGCGCGGAGTTTTCCGAACGAGCAAAAGCATTCACACAGTCATTGGACGTTCTTGCAAAACATATTACCGGTATGAAAGATACAGGCAAAAATTTCTTTAATACTTTACAGCCCGGGGGATATATTCCAAATGCGCCAGGTCCCATTATTAAAAGAGGGATAATTGAAAATTTTACACGGGAGAATATTAAATGCGAATAATTTCTTTTGCGTGGACTACGCCTGCAGTTGTAATGAAAGTTAAATCGGTCACCCGGAGGACGTGGGATTCGAAGTATGCAAAAACGTTTTATAAGGGTGAAGTACTGCAGGCCTGGGATAAGTCTCCAAGGTACGGAGGAAAGAAGTTCGGAGAGATCCAGCTGGTAGAGCAACCATATCAGCAAAATATGATTAATGCTCCGGATTCGGATTACATCCTCGAGGGATTTGAATTTATGGCCGCAAATAATATCAAGTGTGGAAAGTTTATTCCAACCCCTGCTTATTGGAGAGCATGGAAAGCCTCGAGGGAAATTGTTTGGGTAGTACGGTTCCAGATATTAAATATTACCGATAACGATTTATTAAATTTTTGTAAATACAGTTATAATAAATGACCAGAGCTGAACGCAAGAAAAAAAGACAGGATGTTATTAATCGGTTTTGTACCAGGTTTACTGATTTGCTTGATGCATTTGAGAGCTACGATATAGCAGTGAATAAATTAACCCGGGAAGTCGAAAAGCTGATTGAGAATAATCCGCAGGATAAGGAATTCTATCAGCAATGTTATTCCGCCGCGGAGATGCCAATACTTAAAATTGCAGAAAAGTTTTTACTGGAGAAAAGGGAATTGCAACGTTTGATTTATTAAAATATTTTATTAAGTTTAAATCGGGAGTTATGGAAAAGAAAAGTGATTCAGAAGTTATTCACGATTATTCAAAGGAAGGAAAACACCATATCGAGGTTGAAGAAAGAGATAAACCGTATTTGTTATGCATCCACGTCAGGGGTTATGGTCCTAAAAAACCGAAAAGAGAGGAATATATAATATTTAATAAAGACGGTAAGCCTGCAAAATATTTAATTACAAGTATTCGATTCTATAAAAACAATAACTTTAAAGCGGAGATTATATTTATACAATGGCTGGATTAACTGTAAAAGACAAAATAAAAATCTGTGGAGAAGAGTTTGAATTCGAAAAGGATGAGATTGACAACCTTTATTTAGCTTTTAATGAAATCAAACGTATAAAAAAATCTCTATACGCTTTCGGTGAGGTCGGAATCATAATCAAAGACGGGAAGGTCGAAAGGACAAAAATTAACCAGATATTAAAAGCGACCGATAAGAAAAAAGCATTAAACAAATTGTAATTAAAAAAAAGTTTATATAATTTTGTAAAAAGGAACAATAATGAATTATGCAATACAGATATTAAAAAACGAGTTGTACCGGTTGGAAAAGCTAAAGGAAGAGTCAGAAAAAAGAAACACCGCACTTGAAGTTGATAGTTATCCGGAGGCAATGAAACCATCAACAACAGAAGTTATGAGAAAGGTTGATATCGTGAAAACTATTTCCTCTTTAGAAAAAGCTATATTAATTTTGGAATCAACGATAACTTAATTTTAAAATAGTTCTTAAGGAAATTTTGTAATAATAAATCGCTGGCAGGAATACTGAGGCGAAATTTGAGAATCAATGATATTGGTTTTCAGGTTTCGCCTTTTTTAATTTATTAATATGGACATAAAAAATCGCATCATTAAATCGGAACTCGTAAGCTGGAAAAAGTTTGAGTTCATTCAATCGGATTCTTTTAAAAAACTCTCTCAGGAGGCATATTCAAAACTGAAAGAATCTATCATAAAAAATAACTTCATAGAATCGTTCAAGCTGTGGAGGTCCGGTAAGAAGCTTTATTGCCTGGATGGATATCACAGAATACTTGTTTTAAAGGATCTCATCAGCGAGGGGTATAAGGTCCCTGATAAGTTTCGGGCAGATTTTATAAACTGCAAGGACCGCAAGGAAGCCAGTAGATTGGTTCTGATTTACTCAAGCATTTATGCTCAGGTAACAGAAGAGGGATTTCTGAAGTACCTGGAAGAAAACAAACTCACTTTCGAGGAGGTGAAATCCGTTATCGATATCCCGGACTTTAATCTTGAGTATTTCGAACTGAAAAATTTCACCCTGGAAGTAAAAGAGGACGATTTCAATTCAGACGAGGTTTATGAATCTATCAAAAAACCGATATCGAAAAAAGGAGATATCTATCAGCTGGGACCGCATAGACTCATGAACGGAGATTGCACCCTCGAGGAGGATGTAAAAAAGCTAATGAATAAAGAACTCGCTGATTTGATTTTCACGGATCCGCCATACAACGTGGATTATAAATCTCCTGGAGGTTTAAGCTATGATTCAAAAAAATATGGTGAGTCCGGAGGAAAGATTTTTAACGATAACAAATCGGATAAGGATTGCATTGAGTTTTATACGGCCGCCCTGGAGAATCTCTATAAGTTTTCGAAAGACTCGGTTTGTATTTACTGGTGGTTCGCCGGCAGAAATCAACACATCAACAGACAGGCATTTTTAAAGGCTAATTGGTATATTTCTCAAACAATAATTTGGATTAAAAACGGATTTGTACTTTCACGCGGTCAGGATTATCATAGATGCTATGAACCGTGTTTGTTTGGATGGAAGAAAGGAAAGACACATTTCAGTAATAAATTCATAAATAACCTGCAGGACGCTTTTAATCTCGATTATAAGGACTTTCAGGAGCTATTCGATGTATGGTATGTAAAAAGAGACGCAACTCAAAATTACGTTCATCCAACACAGAAACCCGTCAGGCTGCCGGAACGGGCAATAAATAAAAATTCAAAGGAAAATGACATTGTTTTAGATTTCTTCGGAGGCTCAGGAAGTACGCTCCTGGGATGTGACCAGATGAGTAGAAGGGCTTTCCTGATGGAACTGGATCCAAAGTACTGCGATGTGATTGTAAAGCGTTATATAAAGTTCTGCAGGGAAAATAAAAAGTCCATCGATATAAAATTAAACGGCAAGCCTTTGAACATTAAAAAATACGAAATATGAAAAAGGGACGGAAAAGTAAATATTTTGTAATTGAGGATAACTGGGCTAAGATTTTAGAGCTTGCAAAATTCGGATATCTCGATGAGGAAATATGCGAATATATCGGAATTGGTAAAACAACGTATTACAAATATTTAAGCGAAAATACGGAAAAAGCGGAGGCTATAAAAAGGCAGAAGGTAGTTGCAAACGTCGAAGTTGAAAATGCTATGCAAAAACGTGCAGTCGGTTATGAGTATGTCGAAGAGCATTTAGAATATATCCCGGGTGGAGCTGATGGAAAGACGGAAGTCAAAGTAGTAAAGAAAATAAAGAAATCAGAGCCTCCGAATCCAACCGCCGGAATATTTTTACTTAAAAACAGACGTCCTACAAAGTATAAGGAAAGACAGGAAGTTGATTTAAGGGTTGTAGACAAAGAACAGGCGAAAAAAGAAATTCAAGAAATGTTCGAGTAATGGGAATTCTCTATCCATATCAGAAGGAAATTATTCAACGAACCAACCGCTTTGAAATAAACGTTAAAGCCCGTCAGATTGGTTACTCATTTGCATTCGCATATAAAATGCTTAAGCGGTGCATCTTTGAAAACAGAGACCAGCTGATTGTATCTAATTCCCTCAGGCAAACAAAAAGAGTAATGTTTTTTATCGAGCAATTTATAACAGCGTTTAAAAAACTTCCATCGCTCATAGATTTAAAATTAATTGTCGATACACAAACCGAGAAAAGATTTAGTAACAATAAAGCGATTGTTTGCTTGCCTCCTAATCCTGATACGATTAGAAGTTTCTCCGGAGACATCCTGCTTGATGAGTTTGCTTTGTATAATGAAGACCATAAGGTATATGAAGCTGTAATGCCATCGATAACCCGTAAACGTAAAGACGGAATAAATTATTCAGTCATTATAAATTCAACTCCGCTCGGACTTGAGAATCTTTTTTCGGAAATCTATCACGAAGCTTTAAAGCCATTTGAAGAAAGGAAAAAGTATAAGAATTATGTACCGTATAAAATAGATATCTACGAAGCTATGACAAAAGGATTTCAGTGTGACATTCAGGAGATTAAAGATTCTATGGATTCAGAATCCTTCAGGCAGGAATATATGTGTGAGTTTGTAGACGAGCTTAATTCATTCTTTCCTTATTCGCTTTTAAAAACCTGCGTTGAAGATTACAATCCAGCAGAAAAAAAAGGATTGGTAAATGCCGGTGTTGATATCGGACGTACCAAGGATAGTTCCTGTATGGTTTGTTCTACTGAAATCGACGGGACTTTTTATTTGAAACATAAAGAGGAAATGAAAAACGAAAGGTTTGGAGTTCAAAAGCAAAAGATAAGAGACAACTATTATTTAAACGATGTTGAAAAAATTCTTATCGATAAAGGATCTATTGGATATCAACTGGCTGAAGAATTGGAAGAGGAGCTTAGTAATTGCGATGGCGTGTTTACTAACAATGTTGATTTCTTTGCTGAGATGGTTACATTCGCTAAAAAACTAATGGAAGACGGTAAGTTGAAATTCAATGATGACAGGCATTTGCTGAATAGTTTTCACAGGGTAAAGAAAGTAATACTACCATCGAATAAGATTGTATTCAGAATTGAGCGGGATAAGGACGGACACGGAGATGATGCCGTTGCTTTTATGCTTTCTCTTATTGCTTTTAAAATGACAGTACAGCCCTCAATAACGTTCTTTTAAAATTAACTATTGCAATTAAAAATTAAAGTTTATAATTTTGTAGAGAATTTGTTCTATACATAAGTTTTTTTTACCCTGCTGCCGGCAGGAATACTGAGGCAGTATTTTGAAAGTTTACGGACTTTTGAAATACTGCCTTTTTTATTTTATAGCGAATGTCACTTGAGGAAACATATAATTTCAAATCACAGATTCACAAAGAGATGCTCGAGAGAGCAAAGCTGAGGAATTCAGACAACCCCAGTACGCAGGACTATTCAGATTCAGTGGAGGTATGGCAGCCAATTAAGGGCTTCGGGTTTTATGATTCAATAGAAACAAAGAGTCATTATAAATCCTTCGCTTATGCCTGCATTAAGAAACGTGCAATGAATATTACCAAGGGGAATATTTATCTCTACAAAGAGTTTAAATCAAAGCGTAATGAAGTAAAAGCAGACCATCCGTTCTTTCAGCTTATAAATCGTAATAATTCTTTTGGGCAAAGTTTTAAAGAAATATTATTCCTCTCCTCATGCAATTGCGACCTGAAAGGTAATGGTTATGTTGCTGTCGATAAGGTAGATTTCTTAGGATCCAGTCTTCCGGTTAATTTAACACCGATACCAGCCAAGTATGTTACAATTCATTTAAATTCTCAAAACACATCAATTGAGTTTTATGAGTGTGTTATAAACGGAAAGAGCATTAAAATACTTCCGGAAAATATGATCCGCTTTAAAATTCCGAATCCTGAATCTAATATTTTAGGACATGCCCCGGTTAGTGCATTTAACTTCACGCTCGATATAGATTTCCTGATGAACCGTACCCAAAGAAAATTCTTTGATAATTACGCAAATCTTGGAACTGTCATTGAAACACCTGCAGGTACTTCTGAAAGGACAAGAGAGAAGTTAGATAATCAGTTACAGTCTCAATATGCAGGCTCTCATAATGCACACAAAGGGATGGTTCTGTCTGCCGGGCTTAAAGTTGCAAAGACTTCAGAGAATAACCGAGAAATGGATTATGTGAAATCCCGCCAGGCAATAAGAGATGAGATTTGTGTTATACTTGACACTGATAAAACGGTAATGAATATTTCCGATGATGTCAACTATAACAATTCTAAATCTGCACTTCGTAACTGGATAGAAAATAACATTTCGCCTTTTATGGGTTTAGTGTTTGCTCCGCCTCTCACACAGTTTCTTAAGGACAATTATGATAAACGTCTGATTTGTGAATTCGATTATGAATTTGCTACCGATAGAGAAATGCAATTGAAGTCTTATGAGAATGCACGTAAATATTCGCTTAAGACTATAAATCAAATCAGGGAGCTGGAGGGTGATGAGCCATCAACGGACCCGAGAGCTGATGACCTTTTTGCTCCACTTAATGGTAGTGGTTCAAGTGCTTCTGCAAATCCTGATGTAGCTATTGAGGATATTAAACAAGAGGATATTACAAATAATTAAATTTTATAAAATGAAAAATAAATTATTAACCAGTCCGTTCAGAGATGCTTTCCGTCACGCTTATATCGAAGTTGATAAAGCAAAAAAAACAATCACACATTACATAACTGGCGGAGAACCTAATCGTTATCATCAAGTTGTTAATATTGCCGGTTATGATGATACAGAATTCAGAAAAAACCCACGTGTTCTATTCAATCATGGCGATAGTGATTTTCTTGGCACTTTAGGAGCATGGAATGTACTTGATTTTGTAATTGCACGAAACGAATGGATAATTGCAGAAAATAATTTATTAAAGGCAAAAACCGAAATGCGGGATTCGAGTTTGGCAGGTGAATTATTTGACTTATACGAAAGCAAACAACTTGATAGTTGGAGTAAACATTTTTATCCCATTTCGCAACCCGTAGAAAGGGACGGAAACGTCTATTATGATAAATGGGGTATGTATGAGTATTCTGCTTGTGTTATTCCCGTCGATACCAATGCAACAACAATATCAACGTCAATCGAGGTTATGTATAACTCTGTCAAGAATCCTTATTTAAAAAACGCATTAGGAAAAATGCTTTTAAAAAATTCTATCGAGACAGATCCCGAGACTTTGAAATTTATGAATGAATTAAAGACTTTGAATGAAGCCTTTGATAGTTTCAAAAATGAGTTCTCCCAGTACAAAACAAATGCTGAGAAGGAAAAAAACGAAGCAATTAAAAATGCAATAAATCAATATAATCAAATTATGTCTAAGAAATTTCTGGAGATTGTAGGCAGTGTTAACAGCCTGGCAGAAACAGTGAAAGATATGCCACAGCTATTAATAAACAACATTGCTGGAGCAATTAGGAAAGCTCAAGGCAAACTTGATTAAACTCTTTTATTAATCTTTAAATAACAAAATATGAAAAGAAAAATTTTAAAATCAATGCGAGTCAGAATGATACTTGCATTTATATTCCTGCTTGCAGGGGTATTCGCTTTTCTTTCAGCTCCACAGTTCCTTCCGCTTATCACACTGGCAACAACTCCTATTGCTTTGGATGAGGAAACAATTAATAAGATTACGGAATCTATGAATAAGGTTGTTCTCTTCAAACCTGAACTGCTGACCGAGCTGAAGAATCAAATAACAGAAGGTTTCAAAAATGGTTTTATAGAACCGGTACTGGAGAAAATTCAGGCAATTGCAGATAAAATAAAAATCCCCGAACAGCAGAACGCAGTCAACAAAAAATGGTATGACTCTTTACTGTCGGATGTAGAAAAAACTGCAGATGATACGGAAAAAAATCGCCTTGGATTTAACAGGTACGGACGTCTTTTGTACCAGCATGCAAGGGGTATTATAAAGCCCGAAGATGCTACAATCCTTTTGGGATTGAGAAATACAATTGGGTATGCAAATGAAACTACACCTGCAGAAGGCGGATTTCTTATTCCTGAACCAACAGCAAAAGCAATATTTGATGACTTAAGGGAACAGGGAATTTTCTGGAATAAGTTATCACTGGTTCAGATGATTTCAAATACTTTGAAGTATCCTGCCCTTGATGCTCAGTATGCGCCGGTACCGAAAAGGGTCGGTGAATCTGAAAATATCTCAGTTCTTAAATTGATATGGAAACAGGTTAAATTCGAACTCCAGAAATACGGATTTATTATTCCCTGGACAGATGAGTTTATGCAGGACTCCTCAGTTGATTTGGAATCCGTTATCAGAATGAATGCAAATACCTATTTCGGTATCGTATACGATAATGCACTTTTCAGAGGGGATGAGTTCATTTTAGGTATTCCCGGTCACGATGTAACCGTTAAGCATCTTACAACCAAAACATACAGTTCTTTAACCGGTCCTGAAATCATTGCAGGTATGCATGGTTTAAGGGCAATTGACATGGTTAATGCTGAATGGTATATGTCGAACGATGTGTGGGGTTATCTGCAGACAGTTCCTTTAAATCCGGACCTTGATAATTCCCCGATGCTGCTTTCCGAGCTCGATGTTAAAAATAAAATGCTCCGCGGTTATCCGGTTAACATTTCCGATTCTTGTCTGTCCACCGCAGAATTAACGAACGTTGCAGATAAACCTGTTCTTTCGTTCGGTAATTTCAAAAAGATTTATGGCGGATATAAAAACAATCTGTTAATCGATGTATCTAATCAGGCTACAATTATTGATGAATCAGTCGAGCCGGCAAAGACAATAAACCTATGGCAACAGGATATGTGGGGAATAAGAATAAGACACCGTGCAGATATTAAGATTCCATTCCCAATAAGAATATTACAGTGGAAAACTGCACACGAATAAAATTCATTTTATAAAATTAAAGAAGGGAAGTATTAAGTTACTTCCCTTTAATTAAAAAATCATTTTAAAATTTAATTAATTTTCAAATGGCAAAAAATAAAGACAAAGACACCGACCCTCAGGCTCCGAATCCGAACAAGGACGGTAAATCCCAAGAGGGTAATAAAGGCACTGAAAACAATCAGGCTCCGGAAGAGAAAAAACAGGATGATAAAAAAAATCCTCCTGATAATAAAAGCGGTAAGGGTAATAAAGGCAATAAAACCAAGTTATACAAGGTTGTCTCAGGCGCTATTGTCGAAGGTCATGCAACCTACCATGTAGGAATGGTTGTAGAACTTACTGAAGAAAGAGCAAAGCAAATCGGAAAGAAAATTGAACCCGCGAAATAATGATTACAATCGATGACTTAAAATATTGGCTTCAGATTAAACCTGCGAACACCGGGCAGGAGGAATTAGATGAATTCATTCAGGACTGCATCGATGAGGCTGTCGATACTGCAGAAGAAATCTGTAATCAAAAATTAGCTTACTGTAAAAATACTTTTACGGTTGATTACAGCTATGATAAAACCTGCGGGCATAGAAAATCTCTTTACTTATACTTTCCTGTCGATATCATAACAAAGATTCAATATGTAGATCCCAGTAATGGATTAACCGATATCATATCTTCGAATAATTCAGGAATCACATCAGGGATTTATATCGATAGTAAATCAGGACTCTTAAAGCTTCTGCAGGGATATTACTTCAGGAATGCAGTTAACGTCATCGAATTATATCACGGTTATAAAGACAATTTTGTTTCGAAGGCTATCACTGCAGTTGCCTCAGGAGAAAACGAACAAGGAGCAACTGCAATATTTACAATCGGAAGTCATACCAGGAATAACGGCGATGTAATTAGAATCGATGGTATAGTTGATTTTGAGAACAATCCGAAGGGAATCTTTAGAATTATTGCTAAAGATGATACAACAATTACAATTCAGTTTGACTTAGGCGATGGTGATTACACCGCAGGCGGGACCGTAGAATATGAAGTCAATAGTGATTTATCGATTCCAAAGAAATTGAAAAAATGCATCAAACTCATTGCAACACAAATTTACAATAACTCTTCGCTTAGGGATTCACGCTTTGGACTTGCGTCAACGAATATGAATGCCTCAGGTAGTAGCGGCAAGGTATTTCGTAGCGATAAGGAACTATCCGAATACATTAATCTTGAACTTAAATCTTATGAATTTGTAAATGTCTGACGAGGAAAAAAAATATTTTAATATAGAATTTTTTGCACTTCTTGACAAGGAGTTTAAGGAAATGTCCATAGGGAATGGTTATTTCGTTAACGTGAATTCTTTTTATCCCTTTATTCCTGATAAGACTAAGCTGGCAAGTTATGAATACCCGGCCGCTTTTGCGATAATCTATAACACAAAAGTCGCCCGTAAGGATGCATCAGGAAAGCCTTTTGAATGGGAATTATATTTTTATATCGGAATTGCAGACGAGGTTTCAAGGGAAAATTCTACTACAGATATATTAAATATCTGGAATTCTTTAAATCTCTATTTAACCAGTAAGAATAATTTTCGTAAAGTTTCAGCTTCAGATATGAGTTACGTTAGTCATACTTTTAGTGATGTGAAGATATTTAATGTTGATACTGAGGAATATGTCGAAGTTCAATTCAGTGATTTTAAAGTAACAGTAAGACAAAAAAATATTTAATTCATTTTTATAAATTTATTTAGAAAGGAAAATTTAAAATGCCAGCTCCTACAATAGCAAATGACCTTGTCCCTGATAACAACGAATCTGCAGGAAGCCGTTGGCTATGGGCTCATCTTGTTGATGAGGACGATAACGGTCAGACAGCGGACGAGATATGGTTAAATCTTCCTATCGTTCTTGAGAACGAATGGAATTATGACCCAAAGAAAACAGTGCAGAATGCCGCTGATAAGAAACCTGCATTCACAAAGCGAGGTGAGCTTGATTTCACAATCAAGATAAAATCTATTCAGTATACAACGAAGATGATTGATTTCTTGACTAAGCTCGCAGTCGGAAAGCGTTTTGAAATCATAGTCCCGTTCGGTCCGGATGGTGATTTATCAGCTGGAGGCAAGAATCAGGAACAAATCCGTTACGTTCCAAACGTTGAGTTTCCTGAAGCAATAACAGATAAGGCTCCTGAAAAGGAATCTAATCTCGTTTTACAGTGCTTCAAACCTCCGGTAGTTGTGGAAAGAGAGTACGATGCAGGTCCTCCGGTAGTTGACCCGTTCCCTGAAGATATGCAGGCGAAACTGGAACTGTCGGATACAGGTTATCACGCTCTCAGCTTCACAGTTAATCCGGACGAAAGACCGTTCGATGTAAAAGCAGTTGAAAAAACTTTTTAATTAAATGATATGAATTTTATTAATGATATTGCCCGATATTTATTTATAGTTTATGCCTTTGTTGTAGTTGCTTTTATTTTTACTGCAGTTTTTCTTTTTATAGTTAAAAAAATAAAAAGTAGAAACTACGGAGTCTACAAGTATAAAGGCAATAAATTAAAACTTGTAAGAAACAATCTCGGAGTAAAAAGAGCAACGTTTTGGCTTTTACATAAGGATTTCAAAAAAATTATTGAAGATGAAAACAAAGCTCTCGATAAAGAGTATATTAAACCTTTTGATTTTACAAAAATCCGGGAGCTTAAAATTTCTTCAACAGATATACAACTTTCTTTAGTACTTATTGCAGAAAAAAAAGAAATACTTCCTGAAATCTTCAATCATTTCATCGAGAGAAAAGACGTAAAATACGATTTAGACTCAATTGCATTCGATTTTGAAAAAGATTATTGGAAGCTTTCTACAATAGCCAATCAAGTACTAAATGATTTTTTTTTCGAGAACTGGCGGAAATTAACCTTATAGAGAATACTTTATTATGTTATGCCGGTACTTTTACGTGGTTGAAAAAACACTCAAATTTCAAGCCAGTTCCTGAATCGCTAAATGACCCATATTGCTTTATATACGATAATATGATAATAGATTATGCTGCGGCTTTCGGTATGCACCCGGAAGAGGTTGCAGACAAAATAACAGAACTTCAGTACTGGGAATGGTACTGTAGAGATACAAATAAAAAAGCAAATGAAATTTTTCAATCACAGCCAAAGAAATGATTCAGTTTAAAATAATAGAAAATGAAGGTATTTTTGTCAGTCTCCATAACCTTGAAAATAATTTAAAAAAGGAGATTTTAATTAAGGTTAAGGATATTGCTTTTGACTGTATTAGAAAATTTGCTTCAGATAAAAACTGGAAAACTATTGGTAACAATATTCATTTCCTCCTGTCAGATAATCAAGTCTCTATTATCCCTTCAGATGATAAATTGAAACTTTTCTCATGGCTTCATTCAGGAACAAGGTCACACCCGGTTCCCCTTGGTGGAATGATGCCGCCCGGTAAAGCCCTATCATGGGTGCAGGATGGGAAAAGATTCTTTTCGAAAGGTCATATTGTAAAAGGTATAACGCCAACACATTTCTTTCAAATTACTTCAGAGATGAAAGATAAAATTAATAATCTTTTAACAGCCTATAATGAATAATGAACGCTAATGAATTAAATATTATATTTCGGATTGATGACAAACAGGTTGTAGAAAAAGAGCGTATACTCAGGCAAACCATCCGTTCTCTTGTCGAACAGGATAAAGCTTATGCTGAATATGAAAAATATTTAGCTCAGGATAATATTAATCTTGAAAAGCAAAAATCTGATAAGATAAAACAGATAAATCAGCAGGAAGCAAAAGACCGTAAACAAATACTTGATTCTCTTCAGCGCTCACTCTCTCAACAGCATGACGAATTTGTAAAGCAGGAAGAAAAAGCAAAGCAAGAAGTTATTAATCTTGAAAAGCAAAAATCTGCTGAAAAGAAAAATGTTGAAAAAGAGTATCAGAACTTTTTGAAAAAAGAAAAGGAAAAAGAAAAACAGCTTACCAGGGAAAACAAGGATTTTGAAAAGCAACAAAACGAAATAGCAAAAAGAGATGCTGAACGTTCACGTATCGAACAGCAAAGAATGTATAATAATTTGTTCGGTCAAAAACCTGATTCAAAACTTACCGGGCAATCTACTACGCTGGGTAGTGTCGATGCTTTAAAAGAACAAATTAAATATTTCAAAGAGCTTAAACACAGCGTTGCTATTGGTTCTGATGAGTATACAAAATACAGCGCGAAACTTCGAGAGCTTGAAGCTCAGTTAAAAAGTTTGCAAGGTGGAGGCAATAAACTTGGCTTTTTAAGGGATATGACTATTGCTATTGCGGGATTTGTTGAAGGATACCGGTTAGTAGTAGACAAAGTAAAGCAAGCTTATCAAATAATGCTCGAGGGTGCAGACTTCGGAGTATTAGAAAATAGTTTTGAAAGAATTGCCGGAAGCGAAGATAAAGCCCGTAGAAATTTAGAACTCTTCGATAAAGCCCTTGCAGGAAATCGTTCCGATGATAAAATAATGAGAATGTCCAACAGCTTCCAGGAGCTTGAATATGGTACATTGCAACAGGCACAAATGTTTAATTTTGCTGAGGATGCCTCAGATGCATTTAACATCTCAATCGAAGAGGGAATTTCAAAGCTTACAACTTATTTCGAAACCGGCAGGGATAAGGGAAGAGTATTAGGACAGATAGGTATTGATACAAGGAAAGTAAATAAAGCCGTCGATGATTATGCTAAGTCAATCGGTACAACGACAGAAAATCTGGGAGCTGAAGCGACGGCACAGCTTAGAGCCCGGTTCACTATGGAACTGTACGGGAAGAGTTTAGAAGAGATTAAAAATAAACAGCAGGATAACGCAGATAAATTAACCTCTTTAACCGTAGCGTACGATAATTTTACAAAGTATTTCGGAAAATCAATGTCTGAGATGGTTGTCGGAGGCAAGGTTATAGGAAGTACAACTAAGGACGTTAAGACGTTAGGAGACCAGCTCGGGACTTTAACGGGTATAATGATTAATGTTTCAACCTGGTTTAATACATACGCAAATGTCATTTCCGCTCCGTTTATTCTTGCACTTAAAGCCTGGAACAATTTAAAATCTTCCCTGCAGTATTTCGGTATTATGGATAAACCTGGCGATATCGATAAATACAAAACCGAATCAATCGACCCGAAAAAAGAAGCTGAAATTAATAAGGTAGTTCAGGACCGTAGAATCGAACAGGAAAAATCCTTACGCATCGAGCAGGAAGCCATTAAACTAAGAAAAGAAAATCCTAAGCTTTCTATCCGGGATGCCGTACTAATGGCTCAGAAAAAAGAATCCGGAGAGACTGTTAAAATGCCAGGATCGGGCAAAGACAAAAAAGAGGAGATTTCTGAAGAAAGAAATTTAATCGAGCAAATCGAAACACGAATTTCATTAAGTAAAAATCTTAACAACTATACCCGGGAACAAATTGAGCTCGATAAACAACAGTTGTTAGCAAAGGCCGATTCAATTGATTCTAATTCATCTGACATTAAGCAGTTGAAATTAAAAAATGATTTAATTGAAACTTATAACAAACTTGTAAAGGAGTATGGAAATCCTTTAAGGGAATTACCTGTTACCAAAACGTTTCAGGGAGATATCACTCCGGAAAAAAGAGATTTGCCCGATTATTCATTTGAGCAAGGGGATACTAAAAGAAAAATTGAAGAGCAGGAAAGAAATAAACAGGAGGCATCAGCTCAGAAAGTAGTTGATACAATGAGTCAGGGCGTGGGGGTTGCACAGCAGGTAAGCGATGTACTGGGTATCGGAGCGGATTCGTTTGTTGGTAAATTCTTGAATGGAATATCGCAAGGTTTAAGTCTTGCAAATTCCTTTGCTTCGTTTTTATCGATGGTTTTTAATATCGGAAGCGGGGGCTCAGGAGGTTTCTTTAGTTTACTCGGATTATCCGAAGGAACAAACGAATGGCCGGGAGGATGGGCTCTTGTCGGTGATGATGGGGGAAGACCAACCCCGTATAGTGAAGTTGCTTATCTTGCACCTGGTAGTAAGGTTATTGGAAATAAAAAATCGAGAGATTTATTAAGCTGGCTTGGATATGATAAAATGCCTGCACTGTATAATGGAACAGTTTCTAAAACAGATATTACAAAATACAATTCTGTAAGAGCTGAAAGACCTGTAATAAATCTAACAACTATTGTTCAGTCTGAACTTGAAAAGCATAAAATTACCAAGGTTATATATAATGAAAATATCAACTCAAACATTTACGCAAATAAAAAAGTTATGGGGTAATGTACTCACTTAAAATTACCAAATATAAACACACTAACGACAATAATTATTTTTCAAATATTTATTATCTCTCAAGCAATGGTGATAATAATGATAATCAAATAATTAATTGCCTGCAGTTGAATAATGCTGATTACGGCGATAAATTATATTATAAACTTTACATCCAGGGAACATTTATTCATTTTGAATTATATGTTGATCCCGGTTATAATTTTATGCTGGCAAGCGGAGTCCAATCTACAAACTTAGGAATTTTCAATTCCCTTATTCATATCCCTATAACAAATACTTTTTATTCTAATATTACCGGAAGCCTTTTATATAATTCTAATGCTTCCTTCACTTCGCCTCTTTCCGGAACAATAGACACAAACGAGGGGGTAATCGATTACATTAATTTAACGGAATTGCCTGTCGATTTTATTAGCGGACTCAATGAAGAGGGTTTTAACAAAGATAATAAATATGTCTGCAGTGATTGGAATATCAAGCTCACAAATTTATCAAGACAAAGAAGTAACCTGGGGTATGATATTTTTGATTTCTTTGAGAATGATGATGCGTATATCTACCGTGTGATATTCAATAAAGACGGGCAGGATGAGCGGGTCGGTTTTATAGATTATTCAAGTATGGATAAAAACCTGACTCCGGGCGAAGGAAAAATTATAACTTTTAACGTATTCAGCGCGGAGAAAGAACTTGCAGATTTTATGAAGAATCTTGTCTTGTTTCAAATGGGGTATACAATAAATGCAGGGTCTTATAATGAAACATACAACGAGTTTTTACAGAAGTTTGCTACTACCATAAATTGCAATTTGAACGATGTCACAAACATTCAGCAGAAATACTCAGCATGGTACCCGGGCGAAGTACCTAAAGCGTATTATGATTTACTTAATGTAATGAAGGAAGAAAAGCTCTGGGATTTCTTCTGTGGGTTATTTAAACAGCTCGGTATAATGTTCAAAGTTACGACTGATAACTTGCACATTAACACTTATGATAAAATGACACTGAAGTTATTTTTTAAGTCAGACGGAAATTTGATTCAGGATGTAAAAGTCATCTCGGAAAATGAAGGTAATAAAGGAATCGATTTAAAGTATCAGTACTGGGGTATTAAAAATTGTTATCTCGAAAGATATGAGCCTAATAAAGTAAAAGAGAATTATAATTTTGCTATATCTGCAGGTGGAATAGATAATGGTTTTCCCATCACACAATTTTCAGACCATTTTGTAAATGCTCATATGGGACACTTTCAAGGAAATATAAAGAACTGGGTTAGTAACTGGTTTCCAAATTGGTATTATCCTGATGAGAATGTCTTATGGATAGACGTTCCAATGTATGATTGTGATCTGCAGTATTACTATGATAACATTAAATTCAAAAAAATCACTCCGATATCGATATTCTCTAAACAAAACGGAGCGAACTGGGATAACAATTTAATTAATCTATCAGCTCTGCAGTACGATTATTTATTAACAAACTTAAAGAAAACAAAAAAATTAAAAATTTATTTTCCGAATTTTTTCGACTATACAATTTACAATAGATTCAATTATAAGGACACTGAATATTATATCGAGAAAATATCCGATATAAATATTCAGGAAAAAACCGCAACAATTGAAGCTGTTGAAAAATAAAAATTATGAGTTACAATTATATAAACGGTTATAACGTCGCTAAACTTGAGGTGCTCCATAATGGGACTACTATAGATTTGTTTATATTCCCACTCGAGGACCCTGCAGGTAAAAGAGAAGAGATTCAGGATGACGTTAATGAAATTCGGTTAATTAATAATGGCGAAATACTTCAGGAAGTTTTGGGAACGCATTTAGTCTGGACAATTCCATACGAAGAGGGTGTAAGGTTAGAGGTATCCAAGATTATGAAAAAGCTCAGAGCTTACAGAAAAAACAATCCTGAATATCTTTTTAATTTAACGCCTAATATAGACGTTGCTCAAAGAGTATTTGATGTACTGTTATACAAAGAAAAGATAAGCCTTGGTATCGATGCGGCAATCGAGGACGCTTCTTGCAATACTGGAATGACATTCGGTTTCATATCAAGATTTTATGTTGACGAAAACTGGATTGACAAAAACGAAATACCAACTTTCAATTTACGGAATTATAAATTTATCAGTTATTCATAAGGAAAATATATTATGGAAATAAATCCAACTTTAACATTCATGAATGGAGCTCCGCCGAATGAAGTTCCCATTACAGATTTAACCATCGATAAAGTTCGTCTGGTTTGTGTTGCTGGTCAGTATAACGGTTCTGTCATATTCCCTGACAATATGAATAATCCGCAGTTTGTAAATCTCGGAAACGGTCAGTATGGAATAGGTTACTTCAATCATGCCAGCTTTAAAGCGGAGATTGGAGGCGGATATTATTATTACGTAAAAGTTCAAAGAAAAATCGGAGGCAACTGGACAGATGATTGGAAACACGGAGTATTTTATATTGGAGATGAGGCTGAAGTTATTAATTATTTGGTAGGGCTCGAAGCCGCGGCCCGTCAGAATGCAGATGCACTGCTAATGCCAAAAGCCGGGGGAACATTCACGGGGCATGTCGCAGGAACTTATTTTGACAATGCCGGCCCGTTTATGTATATCGGAACTAATACGGGAAAGGTTTTTATCGGTAGTACAGAATTCGGTTCACCCTTAACAATGGGAGCTCCGATTTACGGAAATTCTTTAACTACAAAGAACTGGGTATCTCAGGAAATAACCAACCGCCTGGCGACTCTTCAGGAAGGCAACTATCAGGAATCAATTAATATTGTAAGAATAGTTCCTGAAGGAATTCAAAACCCCGGACAGGTATATTTAAACTGGCTATCAGCTTTAATATATGGTAATGGGTTAGTAAATGCAAATAAACACCTGACAGTTTTAGTTGCAGGAATGAATGATGAAATCGGAGGTGTTAATTTAGACTTTTTTGAATATGACCAGAATAATCATTATTACAGATGCGTAACTGACTATGTTCATTTCAGAGGTTTGCATGCTAATTCCAAAATCTTATCGGACGGAAACTTCAGCTATCCCGGTCAGCATTTCAAAGCGGGCGCCCTTGGTAGAGTTATAATGGAAGATTTATATTTTGATTTCAATAACGATACTCAAACCGGCGATATTGAAAACATAATCTTTAAGAACTGTAAGTTTCAATCCCGGGGCGGATATATTAATTTTATAAATTGTCAGTTTGAAGGATTAAACACGTTCCAGTCTACAAGCCCGAATCAGTTTACATTTACAAGCTGTTATGGGTTCTTGCACGGGATAAGTGAAATTTCAGCCGCTACACCATACGAGACTATGCTGAAAAAATATAATCCGAAAATGATATCGAAAGAATATAATTTCTCAGAACCGATAACAAGAGCCAACGCATCAAACGGGACATTATTTTTAGATGCAGATAATAACGATAAGCTCACATATAAAGACCTTGACGGGAATTATATCATAGCTCAGGAATCCCCGAATTTAATCAGGCTTATTCCCGGAGGTACCGAAGTTGTTTCAGAAGTCTATACACGCTGGCTAACTGCTTTAACATATGGTAATGGGTATGTCGAAGAGGCTAAACAACAGACAGTACTTGTATGCGGTGCAGGGACTAATGGAAATTCTATTCCAATGGAAATTCTTGAAATAGAACCGGGTGTATTTTCTTATGTTAAAGATTTCCAACATTGGAAAGGAATTGGAAGAGGCTTCAGAATAACAGCGGACGGTGTTTTTAGTTCTGAAGGAAACAGGTTCGAAGCGTCAGCCATCGGAAATATTATAATGTCGAACTTAGATTTTTATTTTACAGATCCGGAAGCTTCCGGAGAAATAAAAAATATTGTTTTCAGGGATTGTAATTTTGAGTGTTCAGGACAATTAACTTTTACCGACTGCCAGTTTTTAGGCGTGAACCATTTCACGGCAGGTATTTTCACGGTTAACAATTGCACGGGCAATCCGATTTATTCTGAAGTTGATATTACAATTGCGGGCGATAACAAATTATCTTATCAAACCCCAAATAAAATTGTTGCTCCAAAAGCCTCTTTAAAACAATTCGTATTTTCGGAGGCAATTGAAGAGGGTGAAGCGGACTATGATTCTATTTTCTTAAACAAACAAAATAGTAGAATTTTATCCTTTAAAAGGGGGGATGGAATAATTTTCACAATAAATTTAACTTAGTTCTTTTTTATAAACTTTAAATATTTAATCTATGAAAAAAACATTTCTTATGCTCGTTGTGATGCTTTTCAGCATCTTAATTTTTTCCGGACCGTCACACGGTCAGGTCACTATCGACCAGTTTAATTTAAAAGCAAACAAGCTCGTAGGAGCGCCCTGGGATGCGAATGTAAAGCTATTCCGGCTTATGGTAGCACCCTGGGGTAAGGATGACAGCCCTTCTTATGGGTTCAGCTGGCAAAGACCGTTTAAAACTATTACAGGAGCTTTAAATTGGCTGCCAACTGATATGAAGTCTTATGAATGCAATATTCTAATTCACGGAGGCAGGTATATAAACGGTATGCAACCGAGTCATAGATTCCATAATGGAAGAGTTAATTTAATGTGGGTAGGCACATACGCTAACACCGGTAGCGGTATATGGAATACCTGGATAAGGGCAGGTTCTACAACTCCTATTTTAAATGACTCAGCAATAGTTGTTTGCGATACTTTACTCACAGGAAATTCAGTCGTAGAGCTTAATAACGACCAGGATTTTTCTGGATTTGTCTGGTCCTTCCGTGGATATGACTATGACAATTCAACTGCGTTTGATAATAAGTGGGTATTTGACGGCAGGTATGGTACTCACGATTATCTGTTTACAATCCACCCGGGAAACTTCGGTTTAACTGATTTAACTTTTGGAGACTGCGGTATTGCAAAATTTTATTTAGGCAATATAACTACAATCGGAATAAATCTAATCGACTGGGGACCGATGCGACACGTTACACTGAATAAAATAAAAATTATCGGAGGTTCAGGAGCCGCCAGTACCGGGAATGGTTTATATGGTTCAGGTATGTCTGTAGATGCATCCAAGGGAAGTTTAACGATGAGCACTTCAACAATCTACGGAGTTACTTCAGTTTGGCTTGTAGGAACATTTCCGTTTACTACTTATGATATCCATACTTTAACTCTCGATAGTGGAAGTAAGGTAAATTTACATTTATACGGTGAGTACCAGGGGGTTGTATCATATGCAGATGAGACGTTTACTTTGGTTGATGCATCGACCTTGAATCATTCATTAAGACGTTATCACAGTTCAGCTCTTGCGGATATTATTTCTTATATCACACCGAATTATAGTTTGTCGAATACAAAGTTCAGGTATAATAATATCGATACAACAAGAACTTTCGATGCTGTAACTGATTCAGTCAAGATAAAAGTAAATTTAAACGGTCAGGATTACTGGCTGAAATTAACTCGATAATTTTTAAATCAAACCCCTTTTATTAAAGATGGATAACACGGGAATAATAACAATTTTGCTTTTTGCTTTCGGTATTTTGTTTAGCATTATCGGAACGCTTTGTCTCATTATATTAAATGGAATTCGCTCAGATATCAAAACTCTTTACACGAAATTCAATGAGCAAGATAAACGATTAATCAAGCTTGAGACTGAACACGAAAATTGTAAGGTTTGTCAAACAGAATAATTATTAATATTTATGAAAAACTTTATTAAAAATGCTCTATCGGAAAAAGGAGAGATTTCCTCTATCAGGATTAATCTTCTCTCAGGTACGTTTTATATTTTCCTCTTAGTGATTGCCATATGCTACGTTGTAATATGGAATAAAGATATTAATTACATCTATGCTGCTACAGGAACAATAACTGTCCTGGGGGGTCTATATTTCGGCACCAAGGTATACCAGAAACGATTCGAAGCCGGTCAGGTCAAAGATGATATATCTGTAGAATCGAAGGAAATTAAATCACAATAATTATAAACTTTAAATTTATTCTATGGAAATAAATCAAGATTTTATGGTAACTCCGGGCAATTTTAAATTGTCGAAATATTCAAACGGCAATAAAAGTATTGCGATTAGACCGGATATTACCGAACTCGAGCAAGTTATTATTCATTGCACGGCCTCAGGGACACCGCCGTGGGAAGACCCGAAAACTTGTATTAAATATGATTTAGGACCGAATCATATATCACGCTCAGGGCTTGCAACTGCAACATATCATTTTTATATAAATCAAAAAGGAGAATCATTTCAGCTTGTATCGATGCAGATTAAAACTTCTCATTGTGCAGGTCAAAATTCCGACAGCGTTGCAATCTGTATTAATCACGACGGATTCAATAAAGCCGAAATCACACCGGAGTTATACAAGGCTTTAGTTGATACCATTTGCTACGTGTTCGATAAATGCGACTGGGGATATGATGAATATGGAGTAAGAGACCGCTTACATTTTCACAGGGATTACTCTCCTAAGAAATGTCCGGGTGAACTGGATAAAGAACAATTGATTATGGATGTAGTCGACCGCTTAAAAAGCTGGGGAGATAATGAATAATGAAATTCCTTAAGTTCGTATTCGAATATTTTTATTTGAAAATCACCCGGGAAGTAATTCCGGTACCGGGTGATATAAAATTAATAGCCGGGCAGTGGCATTTAGTTCACTTCGCCTCGAGCTTTCTTCTTGCCTGGATATTCAATCTGATTTTCCCTGCAGTACCGCTTCTTATTCCCTGCAGTATAATATCTTTATTTTTTCTGCTGAGCGAACTGCATCAGCTGAGAGGCAACTGGACAGCTGAAGAAATTAAAGACAGTGTTACAGATTTTATCCAATACCAGGGATGCTGGGCTTTTGCTTTTGGATTAGTCCCCTTCCTGGTTATTGCAATCCTCTATTTATTAACTTTAAAATGGAGTAAACCTTAATGAAAGAATTCTTAATTAAATATAAGTTCGGAATCCTGTTGACATTATTTCTTTTGACAATCGGGATTTTTGTAGCCGTAAATATTCAGTCCTGCAAGAACAAAGTTAAAACAATATTAACGGTACCCGGGTATGACTCAGCATATCACAGATACTTCGATTCCCTGAGAGCCGCTGACAACAAGCATTTTGACAGTGTGTTCAGTTCTTTCGATAAAAAGTTTCAGTTATACGACTCTACTATAATGAATTCCGATATCCGGATGGAAGTACGCAGGCAGGTTTACGAGCAAATGAAAAAATATAAAATGAATTTATCAAACGATGAGATTTACCGGCAGTATAAGGAGGGTTTGAAAGATGAGTAAAATTATTTTTATTTTATGCATATTCTATGCATTATTTATGCATTCCGGATTACAGGCACAAATCATAATCAATGATCCGGATACTTGCATGTGTTTCACGCCTGCTGAGGTCAGGAAGTCTGATAAAATCAGAGATGAAAGAAATTATTTAAGAGACCAGAATAAGGATTTGCAGAATAAAGTTGACACACTAAAATTATACGTTCAGGACCTTAAAGCTCTGGACGCCGAGAAAAATAAAAAGATTATTAGCCTGAATGATTTTATCGATATGCAATCGAAACATATTATTGAAGTCGAAAACAAACCCACGCAAACGATTGTTGAGAAACGCCCTTGGTATGAGATTCCGGTATATACTACGGCAGGGATTACGTTAGGAATACTACTCAAGATTTTAGTAATAAAGTAAGCATTTTTCCTCCTTTCGTCAGGCACAGTAAAGCCGTTCACCTTGGGTAAGTGAGCGGCTTTTTATTTCACAGAAATCAAAATATTTTTAATATATACATTTCTATTTGTTCTTATGCCAAAATAAAGAGAGTCATAATGAAACAAAGATGTAATTGTTGATGAATCAATAATACCATGCCATTTATTATCTATTCCCTGAAATATAGAATTCCAGTATTGGTATTCTCCAAAGCCACTTCGCAAATATGCCGTGAAACCGGAATCCACGCAATATAAATATTCTATTTTGAACTTTTTATATGAATGAGAATCAGCATTAACGTACCCCACATTTATCCTAAAAAATGAGTTCGTGAAATTTAATGAGTCTGTCTTTGAATAAATTAAATTCCAACTGGTACCTGTATTTGTATTATTTGAATTAACCGGATTATCATCCTTACTGCAGGAACATAAAATTAATGAAAGGATTAGAAATAAATATAAATTTTTCATAATTAGATTTATTAATTTGTAAAAGATTAAGTTACTCCCAAAAGGTTAATATTAAAAAGAATATTTCGGCATCATAATTCATTAGTTGTGCTGTGATATATTTACCGTTAAAAACGGTAGCATTATTATTGTAAGTTCTATAATTATAATCTATATTAATTCCGTTTATATCATAAGCGTCGTTTAAAATTGACATGATAAGTTCATAATTACGTTTTTCACAGTTGTAAAAATAGTAAGTTGTTGAATTATATTTTCCTTTAACAGAATCTTTTATTATTTCGCTGCTCAATCCGGAGATAACCTCAATTTGCCTATTATTAAAATCTTGAGAGAGTAGAATTACGGGAATTAAGAGAATCAGAACTAAAAATAAATTTTTCATAAATATTATTGTTTGATTTAAAATTAACAAATATTGTATTAATTTATAAGATATTTTTATATAGCTTTTTGCACAGCTTTTTGTTTGTTCTCGTCAAGGCTCTGCAGATATATCGATGTTGTTTTAATATTCGTATGCCCGAGGAGATCCCTGAGCGTTTCTATATCGACTCCTGACTCGATGAGTTCCGAAGCGAACGTGTGCCTGAGGCAATGAAAATAACCTTTGATTTCTATTTTTTTTAAAACTTCTCTAAACTTCCTCGATATATAATTTTTTGAATATCGCTTATTTTCTTCATAGTGAGTTATAAACAGATCCGGATTAATGAAAGTATGAATGTTATTGCTTTCGGTATCGATATTCAGCCAGGCCCGGAAGTATTCAAATAATTTATCACTAATGCTTATTTTCCTTTCCTCTCCGGATTTCGTATAAAAACCGATATCGGGCTTGTTTGATATCGATATCTTACTATCTTTAAAATCAATGTCTTTTATCTGCAGGTTTAACACTTCAGAGAGTCGCATTCCGGTATATCGGGCTATGGTTGCGATCCTGAATACTGCAGGATTCTTTATATTATCGAATATCATTGTTTTTTCCTCGAGGGTGAAGCGTCTTCTTATCTTTGATGTTTTGACTTTAATTTGTGCGGCTTTAGCCAGGTTATTCTCATTAATAAGTCTCAGCTCATCAACGGCCTTATTGAATGCTGATTTAACGGTTCTTACTTCTCTATTGATGGTATGCACGGATAAAGGTTTTTTTCTTTGTGATATTATAGCGACCCGGGCATTCTTATAATATTCGATATCCTGATTGTTAACAAGTTTAACCGGTTTGTCTTTTGTAATGATTAAAAATTTATTCAGACATTCCCTATAATTACCGTAGGACCGGGGAAGATTAAGTTTAATGAATTTTAATACTTCACCTATCAGCTCTGAAAGCATAATGTTTGTATTGGAATATTTTTTTCTGTTCTTAACCCAGTCCTCGAAGAATGCATTTGCTCCGTTTTCGCCTCCAAGTTTTTTACTCCTGGTAGAAATCCATTGTTCCCTACCGAGATTATCTCGATATCGTACATAAAAATTTCCACCTTTTTTTCTTCTTGTTAAGTGTGCCAT